TGCTCTTGGAACTCCAGAAGATGATGGATTTATTAATCTTAAGAATCCAGAAGTATTTCCAGAGCGCAACTCCTACGACCCAGAAAAACCAGGTTGGGCCTGGATGTCTAATAATTCTATTTCAGCAACAGTTGGAACAAAATACGAAGACTATGTAGATTTAATTGCAGATAATGGAGAGCCAGGCTTTATTTGGCTAGATGTTGCTAGAGATTACGGTAGATTAAAAGATGCACCAGACTATAAAGATTCCAGAATCATGGGGTTCAATCCTTGTGCGGAGCAGCCATTAGAGTCATATGAATTATGTACACTTGTAGAAGTGCACTTAAATCGTCATGAATCTAAGGAGGACTTCCTCAAGACATTGAAGTTTGCATATCTCTATGGAAAAACTGTAACACTTATGCCAACACATTGGCAGCAGACAAATGGAATCATGCAACGCAATCGTCGTATTGGCACATCTTTAACAGGCATTGCTGCTTTTGCTGATGAGCATGGACTTCCAACAACTCGTGAATGGATGGATGAAGGATATACAAAGATTCGTCACTATGACCATAAGTATTCAGAATGGCTATGTGTTCGTGAATCAGTTCGTGTAACAACAGTTAAGCCATCAGGATCTGTATCACTACTTTCTGGTGCCACCCCTGGAGTTCACTGGGGTCCTGGAGGAGAGTTTTATCTTCGTGCTATTCGTTTTGGAAATACAGATCCAATGCTTTATCTTTTCAAAGCAGCGGGGTATAAAATTGAAGATGATCTAGTATCAGCAAATACATCAGTAGTATATTTCCCAGTGGCATCAGGACATAGACGTGCTGAGAAGCAGGTTAGTTTATTTGAAAAGATTGGTTTGGCAGCAACTGCTCAAAAGTACTGGTCAGATAATGGTGTTTCTGTAACGCTTTCATTTGACAAGGAAACAGAAAAGCAGTTTGTTGCTCCAGCACTTAACATGTATGAAGGACAATTAAAAGCAGTCTCATTCCTTCCAATGGGAAATAAAACATATCCACAGCAGCCATATACAGAGATTACAAGAGAGCAATATAACTCTTATGTTGGAACAATTGGAAAGATTGATTGGTCTGCAATTTATGACGGCAAAGATAATTTAGACGCTGAGTCTGAAAAATATTGCTCAACTGATGCATGTGAGATTAAGTTATATTAAGCCTCATCCTGCTATAATAAGGGTATAGGAGAACAATGTCTAACCCATCTAATTTATATGCAGAAAAGATATTCAGTGAACACCCGCTGGCTCTTTGGGCTTTAGACGATAAACTTGACTACATTAGCCTAATATCTGAGGCCCAAAGAAATATCTTGGGTTCTTGGGAAGAAACTGGCTGTACGCTCTCTTCAGGTGCTGGGTTTATAGGTGAACCATTCCCAGACAGTTATAACACAAAAGTTAGTTGTGATATACCAATTGGATCAACCAATGAGGTAATACTAAAAAGTCCAGAGATTATAAATTTTCAAGATCTAGACTTATCGCTTGGTACATTTTGTATAGCAACACATTTTTATTCAGCCAGCGTATATCTTGAATCCATCTCTATTGGATACGAGTATACAGATACAACAACATCTCTAGTAGTTCAAAAATTAAAAACATTTAATACCTCAATATCAAATCAATGGGGCTTTGTCTCTGAAACATTTGAGATTCCAAACGAAAATACCAATATAAGACTAATTATTAAAATAGTAACAAATACAGGTGGAGACAACATTAATGATTATGAGTTTTACATAAATGGAATATCTTTTGGTCAGTGGTCAGAGGAGTTTAACGTTGTATCTCTTGGTATAGAGTCCGATTCATTTCCAGCAGAGATTGAATTAAATACCCAAAGTGATGTCGTTTTAGCACCAGCGTATGGAATTTCTTCAGATACTGGATACTATCTAGTAAATGGAAAATCATTAGTTGCAAAAAATACTGGCGTTCCATTGGTTTTTGGTGCATCTAGTGTTACTAAACTTTTACCAAATGGAGTTGACCCATCCTTTATTTTTCCTGGAAAAGGCTTGCTTCACGAAAAAGGAAGATACAACGAATATACTGTTGAATTTTGGGCAAGAATAAATTGCGACTCAAGTCTACCTAAAAAAATATTTGGACCAATAGCAAGTCAAGACGGCATATATGTAGAGGGTGGATTTTTAACATTACTTATAGGCGGTAACTTTGTATCTCACTTTGTTGGAGAATGGTTTAGGCCAATGCTAGTTCATTTAAGAGTTATTTCAAATAACGCTACAGTTTTGATAAACGGAGAAGAAGTAATTTCTTTAGATTTTGTAACAGATTCAATTACATTGCCAGACTTAGATGGTGAAGACTGGCTTGGATTTTATGCACACGAAGATGTCTCACCAATAGAAATTGATTGTGTAGCAATATATTCTTACACTGTTCCAAACATTGTAGCCAAAAGAAGGTATGTGTATGGGCAGGGAGTTGGCTCTTCAGAAAGCATTGACTCTGCTTATAGTGGAACAACTGCTGCAATTGATTACTCATTTGCTGACTATACTGCTAACTATAATTATCCAGATTTTGCACAATGGCAACAGGGATCTTTTGATAATTTATCAACTACTGCAACATCTTTAACTACTCCACAGTACTCTTTACCAAGTATCTTTACTGGAACAAAAACATTGCAAGATTTATATGATGACTCAGAGTCTTTATATGATAACCTTACAAGCGGAGATTTAGGAACAGATAGCCATTTTATTTGTTTAAATCCAGACTCTTCTTGGGACTCAGAAGGCTCTCATCTTAACTTTCCAAACTTTAATATATTAAATAGTCAGGTAGCAGCCATATATGGTGTGTTTCAGGTAAACCAACAGGGTAGCGGAACAGACGAACAAGAAGAAATATTGTTTAAGATATATAGCCCTAGTACAGGAAATTATTTTTCAATAAATGTAGATGGCTTAGAGATCGTATATTCTTTATTTTACAGCGGTATTTTACAAGAAATTTATCGTACGGATGACTTTGCAGTAGAAGAACTATTTGCTGCAGGAATAAATATACAAGATCTTGTAAATGCATTTGGTGGTAATGTTGCAACATTCTTTGGAAACCAGAACTCTTTAAGTCTTTATGTTGGTGGAGATAACAATAAAGATAAAACCTTTAAAGGATATATATTCTCAGTAGGATTTTCTACAGCCCTAAACCTTAACAGCATCTCAACTCACTTCAATGACTCTGGTATTGCTATTATAGACTCATACACTGGAAGCGGTGTTGAAACATCAGAAAATGCTCTATCACTGCTATCTCATACTGCTAGTTATACCCTTCTTCCAACATACTCTTATAACAAGTTATTTTTAGATATAGGTGTTTCTGGATCCTGGGAAGACTATATGCCTTTGTCATATTTTGCACAGTACGTGCAGAATGATGTTGGTAACTCTTTTTACGACTTAGACTTTTTACAATTTAATATTGGATACCCGTCACCATCTAGCCTTCTAGAATCAGAGACAACTGGAAGTTGGACATATGAGGACTTGCTAACAGAGTACTCACTTCCAGCACAAAGGACTTATCAGCAACTAGACAATGCCCTGCTTACTGGCTGGAATAATTATCAAGACCTTAAAGAGCGTGCACTCAAGTATTATGAATATAATACTCAGGATGCAGCAATAAGAAGTTATGTAACTTTTCAGTATATACAAGAGGGTGCAAATAGACCACAAGAAGCATTTACCACTACTGTACCAGCAAAAGAAAATGCAATTGTAGACGTTTCTGAGTATTCATCGTGGGCAACAACAAAGTTTGAAGTTGTTGATAATACAATCATTTATCCTAGAAAAGATATTGATTTTAATGATTTGGCAATTGTTTATCACCTTGACTTTAATATAAGGGGAATATTAACAAAGCCAATTCTTTTGAGAAAACTAGAAGTTGCATCTAAGGCACTAAACGATAACTCGTTTAATCCAGTTGGAACAAGATTTGGAACAGCCTTATTTCCGTATAAGAGATCTGGAATATACTTTGACTATAAGTCAAAAAATCCATTTAGCATTTACAAGGGAAGCACCCCATACCTATACATGAACAGAACTTCTGGAATTCAGGTTCGTGGGGACTTTGATTCTAACTTTGATCGTGGTATCTCTATGCCAATAAATCAATCTTTAGCAGAAAACTATAGGGTTAGTGCTATGCAGTCCTGGATAAGATATGATCAAGAGTCTTTTCCTGGCACTCCTATAAGTTTATTTGAAATAAGACACAAGGGCGACACAATTGTTTTTTATGTTGTATCAAATGATGAGTTTGGTCAAAGAGGCAGGGTATATGCTAAAAATAAATCAGACAACTCAGAGTTTCAAGGAATCTCTTACTACCTAAATGGAACTTTAGTAAGAGAGCCAGTCTTAACTCTTAAAGAGTGGGCCGTCTTAGGAATTAACTTTGGAGAGGCACTAAACTTTGATTTATTTAGAGGCGCTATTAATCTAAATAGCCCAGCAATATTCAATAATATTTCCTACTATCAGGCAAACAACCTTCAGCAATTGCAGTCAAAGATCAATAGGCCGTGGCTTAAGGTAAAGCAAGAGGGTTTGACTGAGCGTGAATGGTCATATTGGCTCAATAACTTTACATGGGAAGGCGTTCTTGTTATTTCAGCGTCAGCCCTGTATGGAGTTAATGCACAAGACGTTTATAAGAACTATCTAGGAACTAACAAGATTATTATTGATGATGAGTCAGGCATGATTTTTGATGCAGACAAGTTGAAAATCTATAATGACACAACTTGGTCTATATCTGTTGGCACACCAGTCTAATCTGGTATACTTATGGTTATGGATTCTTTAATTAACCCAAAAACTGGTAAACCAATTGTTGAAAACGTGCGTCGCAAGGTCATAGATAAGCATTATGATTGGGGTCTGTACGTTTATAAAAAGTCAAACGGTAAATGGTTTACAGACGGCACTGGATCTGTCTTAAACATACCTTCTCAAAAGGGAGATATATCAAAAATTGCTGAACTAAAGAGGGCAGCAATATTTAATGGTGATGACGGAGAAGGAACAGCACACTTTGTTCCTGGGTTAACAAGGGTATCTGAAGAAGAATATTCAGAACAAAAAGATAGAATGAGACAAGGTTTAATTCCAAATGTTAATGATTTGGGTGCTATTGCAGATGCACAAAAGACATTAAGGACACATGGAAGGGATGCGTACGAAAGTGACTGATGATGATGATAACTTCCAGTATGTTAGAGCAAGTTTAAATACTCAAGAGCAAGAAGAGAATAAGTTTAATTTAAGTGACCCATTTAATAAAAACTGGGAAGAGTTACAAAAATACTCTGGTCTAGATCAAAACTTCCGTCGTCGTGTAGCAAGACAAGTAAGCAAAGCGATAACACCAAATGAAGCATATTTAGATTCTGCAAATGCAGTTCCATCTGGAGTAGATGCTGGATCAAAGGCCCTTAATCCTGGAACGGTATATAGAAATGGATACGGTCTATTTGACGTAATCACACCACCATATAATATGTATGAACTTGCAAACTTCTACGATACCTCTTTTGCTAACCATGCAGCAATTGATGCAAAGGTAGAAAATATTGTAGGTCTTGGGTATCGTTTTGATATTGCAGATAGAACTGCACTTAGACTAGAAATGTCAGAGGATGAGTCAGCAACTGAAAGAGCAAGAAACAGAATTGAAAGAGCAAAAATAGAACTGCGTGACTGGTTAGAAAACCTTAATGATGATGATAGTTTTACAAAAATTATGGAAAAGGTTTATACAGACGTTGAAGCAACTGGCAATGGGTTCATTGAAGTTGGTAGAACAATAAAGGGTGAAATTGGCTATATTGGTCATATTCCAGCAACTACTGTTCGTGTTCGTAGACTTAATGATGGGTTTCTTCAGATTATTGGTCAGGCAGTTGTTTACTTTAGAAACTTTGGGGCTAACAATCCAAACCCAGTAACAGCAGATAGTCGTGCAAATGAAATTATTCATATCAAGTCTTATTCGCCACTAAACACTTACTATGGTATTCCAGACATCGTTTCTGCAATGCCATCTTTAATCGGAGATCAACTAGCCTCAAGATATAATATTGACTACTTTGAAAATAAGGCAGTGCCACGATATATTATTACTCTAAAGGGTGCAAAACTATCTGGTGATGCTGAAGATAAAATGTTTAGATTTCTTCAGACTGGACTAAAGTCTCAGTCCCACAGAACTCTTTATATCCCACTTCCTGGAGATACAGATCAAAACAAGGTTGAGTTTAAGATGGAGCCAATTGAAAACGGTATCCAAGACGGATCATTCAAAGAGTATCGTAAACAAAATCGTGATGATATTTTAATTGCTCATCAAGTCCCTATTTCAAAATTAGGTGGATCAGACTCTGGACTTGCAGCAGCACTTTCTCAAGACAGAACATTTAAAGAGCAGGTTTCACGTCCTGCACAGCATCATCTTGAGAAGGTAGTCAACAAGATCATTAAGGAAAAAACAGATGTTCTTGAACTTAAGTTTAATGAACTAACCCTTACTGATGAAATAGCACAGTCTCAGATTCTTGAAAGATACGTTAAGACTCAGGTTATGACTCCAAATGAGGCTCGTACAGCGCTTGATTTGCCACAGAGAAAAGATGGAGATGTTCCATTTACAATGACTCCAAGACAGGCAACAGATGCTAGAGCAAACCTTGCTGGCAACCGTGAACGAGATTCACAAAGAACAAATAGTCAATCCGATGGAGAAGCAACTCTAGATGGACGCAACCCACAAGGAGAGGGAAGAGCGTCTCAATAGTTGAGAAATCTCTTAAAACATTTGGTATAATGGATAACGATATGTTAATCAATAAAGCACACTGGACAACAGACAAGGATAGCGTCCGTCTGTCAATGCCTATTGGCAAGGTGGATATAGAACGCAGAATGGTTTCTGGCTTTGCAACTCTTGACAATATTGATAAGCAAGATGATATTGTTACAACTGAAGCAAGTCTTTTGGCATTTAAAAATTTCCGTGGGAATCTAAGAGAAATGCACCAACCATCAGCGGTAGGAAAGATTGTCTCATTTAAAGAAGATAAGTATTTTGACCCTAATTCAAAGAAGTTTTATAGCGGAGTCTACGTATCTGCATACGTATCAAAGGGTGCACAAGATGCCTGGGAAAAAGTCCTAGATGGCACATATAGTGGTTTTTCAATTGGTGGAAACATTAAGTCTTGGGATGATGCATACAATGCAGAAATGGACAAGGCAATCCGTATTATTAAGGATTATGACCTTTATGAACTATCTCTTGTAGATAGCCCAGCAAACCAGTTTGCAAGCATTATTTCTGTTGAAAAGGTCAATGGCCAGAATGTTATTTCTGGAGCATCAGTAGATGCAGTAATTGAAAATGTTTTTTACGATTCTGAAAACGGTATCGTATTAGTATCTGACTCAGAAACAGCAGAAAGCCCAGTAAGTGGTAAGAACATGGAAAACATTGGTTTCGTAGAAAAAAGTGATAACGAAAAAGCAAACATGATAAAGTTCTTAGTTGATAGTGCTAAAGGCATTAGTACAATTAAGATTACAAAGGAGGTAAGTCAAATGACAGAAACAACAGAAACAGCAGTAGATGCTGTAGTTGAGAATGTTGAGATTACTCCAGAGGCACAGCCAGCAGAAGTAGAAACTCCTGCAGTCGCTGACGAAGCACCAGCAGATACTGTTGTTGAAAAGTCAGACGATGGTGGTGCAGTTCCTTCTGCTCCAGTAGTAGAAGAAGAGAGCGTTGTTCCAGAAGTTGAAGCCGAACTTGCTGTAGCAAAGTCAGATGAATCAATTGTAGATGCAGTTGCTGAAATCAAGAACTCTCTTACTAATGCCTTTGGCGATCTCGCTGCAACCATTAAGTCTCTTAATGAGCAGGTTGAAGCACTTAGCAAGTCCGTTGACACTGTGTCTACAGAAGTAACTCAGGTCAAGGGTCAGTTCAATGAGTTTGGAAAGAGAGTAGATGCCGTTGAGCAAGATACCGCTTTCCGCAAGTCTGGCGATCTAGGCGAGATCGTGCAG